TACCAAGTTACCCGGCAGCACGCGATGGAGATTGCTCGTGCTCGCATGCAACAGCAACAACAACAACAACAGCAGCAGCAGGTCGCCGCGCGCAACAGCGACGCCCAGACGTGGAATCGCGGCAAGGACTCGGCGGTCGGGGCGCTGAAGCAGTGGGAGCTACAAATGGCGGCGAGCGACCCTGACTATGCGGCCGTCGCACCGCTGCTGCAGCAGAACACCGAGGCTATCCAGTGGATTGTGAAAAACGCACCGCCAAGGGATTGGCAACACCACATGACTTTGCTATACAATCAGACGAAAGCAGCGCGGCAGACCTTCGGGGCTCCGCGTGGCAACGGTCCGCGACCTCTGTCCGGTAGCGGAGCGAAGCCGGCAAACGCAGGGAAGGCTCCGGGCTCAATGTTCGAAGCGATGTTCCCAGAAGGCTGATAACACCGAGCGGCTCGCCACCGCTCTCTGGCTGCAAACGGGTTCGCCTCCGTGGAAGATGGACAGAATCAACCATTTTTTACGGAGGCTACCATGCCCTTTACATCGCAAGAAATCCAAGACGCTGGCAAGATCGGCCTTGACTTCTATGTCAAGAACAACCCGATTGACCAGATCGACGTCGAACGTCCGCTGTTGAAGTTCCTGATGGGGACCAAGAAGTCCGCTCCCGGCGCCAAGCAGTTCATCGTCGAGCAGCTTCGCTACCGCTACCAGTCGAACTTCCAGTGGTTCTCCGGCTCGCAGGTCGTTACCTACAACAAGCGCCAAACCATTGAGCAGGCCATGTTCGCGTGGCGTTCCGCTCACGACGGCTTCTCGATCGACGAAGATCGTCTGGCCCAGAACGGCATTCAGATCAACGAGGACACCAACGCGACCTCGACCGCATCCGGCGCCGAGAAGATCCAGCTTACCAACCTGATCGAAGAGCAGTCGGAAGTCCTGCGCCTCGGCTTCCTTGAGAAGCTGTCGCAAGCCTGCCACCTCGACGGCACCCAGTCCGCTGACGCCATCACCGGCCTCGACGCGATGGTTTCTCTGACCCCGAGCACCGGCACCGTGGGCGCAATCAACCGCGCCACCGCCGCCAACGCTTGGTGGAGAAACAACGCTTACACGGGCCTGACGACCACGACCACCACCGGTACGATTCTGGACCAGATGGAACTGGGCTATCGTCAATGCGTCCGCAATGGCGGCCGTCCGAACAAGGTCATCGCCGGCAGTTCCTTTATCGACGGCTACCGCCAGTTCCTGATGACTACCTTTGGCCGCATGGACATGGGCGCGTCGGGTCAGAAGAAGCTGGAAGGCGGCACCGAAATGCTGCTGTTCCACGGCATCCCGCTGGAATGGTCGCCGGAGTTCGATGACCTCGACGATCTGTACGCTCCCGGCACGCCGTGGAAAAAGCGCTGCTACATGCTGAACGGTTCGCACATCAAGTTCCGTCCGCTGGAAGGCCACGACATGATCACCCGCAAGCCGCCCCGTGCTTATGACAAGTACGAGTATTACTGGGGCATCACTTGGCGCGGCGCTCTGACGATGAACCGCTCCAACGCGCACGCAGTCTTCGCCATCGCCTAACGATGGCATCACGAGAGGGGGCTTCGGCCCCTTCTCTTCAACCACCGGAGAGCACCCATGAGCAAAAGAATCCTCGCACTTGTATCGCGAAGCGGCGGCGGCACGCACGTCACCGATCAAACACCGACCGTTGTCTGGGATCACGAGATTGCAATCCTCGAAGAGATCCACGGCGAAGGCACCGTCGAAGTTGTCGAGCACGACAACATCCTCGACAACACCATCACCTCGAAGCGTCGTGAGCAGATCGAGCACATCGTCAAGGTGTCGGGTCTGGGCATCGAGTTTCAGGGTGACCCGTTCGAAGAATACCAGCGCCTGACCGCCAAGTACGGCATGCACCCTGACGTCCGCATGATGGTCGTCGAAAAGGTGTATGGCTCGTTCCGCGACGGGCGCTTCTCGCAGATCGTCGGCAACGGCGGCTACGAGGAAATGACCATCGCCCAACTGCGCGAACTGTGCGACGGGCTTGGTATCGAGTTCCGCCCGTCTTCGAAGAAGCCCGAGCTTATCGTGGCCATCCGCGAAGCGAAGCGGATGAACGCCGACATCGAAGAAATTGGAGGTAAAGCAGCATGAGAATCCAAATAACCAAGGCTGACGCCGTAGTCGAGATCGACGGCGACGAGGCGAAGCTCTCCGAAATGGTGAGCATTCACGGCGCAAGCAATGTCGTCAATCTTGACGCGCCGGTCGAGTCCGTTTCTGAAGAGGCTCCGGCAGAGGTTGTGCCAGAGGATCCGCCTGTCGAAGAAGCTCCCGTCGTCGAGCCTGACCCGGTAGTCGAGCCGGACGTTTCGGAAGGCTGATCATGGCAACCAAGGCCAAGCTCCGCAAGGTACGCCTAGAGCTACAAGCACGGCTTGGCTTTGGTGCTACCGACAACCCGACGATCGCGCCGATCCTCAACTCGTTCATCGACGAGGCGGAGAGGCAGCTTTACGCCATCGGCACGTTCAAAGAACTGCAGAGCTATTGGGATCTTACGGTCCCGGTCGGATCTGCCAATGTAGCCTACCCGACCAGCTCCTTTGGGAAAATGAACCCGGACAAGATCGATTCGGTCTGGGTTGATCTTGGCGCCGGAAGTGCGGCGTGGGCCGAGATCGAAGAGGGCATTCGCCCGTGCGACTACACGAACAACTCGACCTCGAACCCGTCGCGGTATGAGCGCCGCTCGGATGGGTTTGAGTTCCACCCAGAGAGAGACGCCAGCTACGCGGTCCGCATCTTCTCGACCAAGGAGCGGACGCCGCTGGCTAACGACGACGACGAGCTTGTGATCGATCGCGACCTTGTCTTCGCGCTGGCGCTGGCCGCCGCCAAGTCTCACTATCGCCACCCGGATTCGCAGCTGTACCTGACCAAGGCGCAGGGCATTCTCAACGCCGTGAAGTGGCAGCAGGCCGGGCCGAAGCTGATTCGCCCGAAAGACAAAGAAGCATCCTCCCTGCCGAAGCCAAGGGTTGTGTAATGGGCGGCATAGTCTTCGACTCCTTCGACTTCGGCCTTGACCTTCGTCGCGGCCCTTCCACGTCGCCGGCGAACCGTCTCCGTGATCTGACGAACTGCTACATCTCGACAGGCAAGGAGATCGTCAAGCGACCGGGGTTGGAGCTCGTCGCGACACTGGAGGCCGGCACCAAGGGACTGAAGTCCGGCCTCGGCAAGCTGAACACTTTCTACGAGTCCGGCACGATCACGCATGCCAACACGCTGTTCCAAGCGCGCAAGGTTGAGCACTCGACGCCCGGATCAACGTCTGTATCGAAGGTCTGGTACTGTGATGCGTTTAACGGCTACCTGTACGTCTCTGTCGAGTACGTCAATGGCGACGTCAAGCACCACTACATGGCCGACCAGTCGGCGGCGACCGGAACATGGACAAGCAACTCTGAGCGGGTCATTGGATCTGGATGGACGCCGTCGTCGCCAAACGGACGTCGGTACAAGGTAACAACTGCGGGATGGGCTGGCTATACCGAGCCAACCCCGTGGCCAACCACCGTCGGAACCACCCATGCAGAGCCGACCGGGAACTACCTGACATGGGGCGCTGGCGGCTCTGTTATTCAAAACCAGTCCGTATATGTAGCTTCGATCGACCGCGTCTATGCCTGCACAAGGACTGGCGTATCTGGGCTAACTGAGCCGACATGGAGCCAGACGATTGGCACGGAGATAACGCATAGTTCATCCGATTACACGCAGTGGGCGGCGAGCACCGCTGTTTCTATCGGGGCGGTGCGACGCCCGACAACGGCGAACGGCTACATATACTTCTGCACAACCGCTGGCACAACGGGAGGGTCGCAGCCTACATGGCCGACAACTCCGGGGCAAACTGTAACGAGCGGCGGCGCTATTTTTGTGTGCCAAGAGCCGGTCAAGTGGAAGTGCTATTCGCGCCCGGCATACACAGTAATCACGACCCTTATCACAGACCAGAACTGCCCTCACGGGCGCGGGGTCACAAAGACTGCGTCCAAG